AAGCGTAGCTTTGGTCAAGACTATCTAAAGATAAGACGTTCAGGTTTCTCATTTATGAGTTCATCTGAGTGTGTGAACACAGGGACACTTGCAAAGGATGCGAGGGTTGGTATGCTATCCAAGACAGGGGGCGATGCCAAGAAGATGTTTACAGATAAGGTCGTGCCAATAAACAGCAGGCTACCTTTCTTCTTTAAGCCTATTATGGATGGTATGGATAAGCCTAAGACTGAGTTAGCATTTAGGATTCCTGCATCAAAGATTACAAAAAAGAATATGTACGACACAACTGCTGAGGAGTTGTACGGATTGGATACCACTATAGATTGGAAGAACACAGATGACAACTCCTATGATGGGGAGAAGCTGTTGCTGTTAGTTCACGATGAGAGTGGGAAGTGGTTGAAGCCAAATAACATATTAAATAATTGGAGGGTTACTAAGACCTGTCTACGATTAGGTAGTAAGATTATTGGAAAGTGTATGATGGGGTCTACATCTAATGCACTAAAGAAAGGTGGAGAGCAGTTTAAGAAACTATATAGAGACTCTGATGTTACAAACCGTAACTCTAATGGTCAGACTAAGAGTGGGCTATACTCTTTGTTTATTCCAATGGAATGGAATATGGAGGGGTTTATAGACAGGTATGGTATGCCTGTATTCAGGACACCTGATGAGCCTGTACTTGGGATTGATGGAGAGGAGATAACTCAGGGTGCTATTGACTATTGGAAGGGAGAGGTTGACTCTCTAAAGAGCGACCCTGATGCATTGAATGAGTTTTACAGACAGTTCCCAAGGACAGAGTCACACGCATTTAGAGACGAGAGCAAGCAGTCTATATTTAATCTAACCAAGATATATCAGCAGGTTGAGTATAACGACTCATTGATTATGGAGCACCACGTAACTCGTGGGTCTTTCTCTTGGAAGAATGGTATAAAGGATACAGAGGTAGTATTTAATCCTGACAAGAGGGGAAGGTTCTATGTATCGTGGACACCAAGTAAGAACTTACAGAATAGGGTAGTAGAAAAGAATGGAGTAAAGTATCCGGGCAATGAGCACATAGGTGCATTCGGATGTGATAGCTATGACATATCAGGAGTAGTTGGGGGTGGTGGTTCTAATGGAGCACTACACGGAAAGACTAAGTTTAGTATGGAGGATGCTCCAAGTAATCAGTTCTTCTTAGAGTATATAGCAAGACCTGATACGGCAGAGATATTCTTTGAAGATGTGCTAATGGCTTGCGTTTTTTATGGTATGCCACTCCTGTGTGAGAATAACAAGCCGAGACTATTATACCATTTTAAGAATAGAGGGTATAGGGGGTTCAGTATGAACAGACCCGACAAGCCTGCTAACAAGCTCTCTAAGACAGAAAGAGAGCTTGGGGGTATACCTAACTCAAGTGAAGACGTAAAACAGGCTCACGCCTCCGCTATAGAGTCCTACATAGAAGAGCACATTGGATTTAAGTCTGAGGACGAGATGGGCGATTGTGTATTCGTAAGGACCTTAGAGGATTGGGCAAAGTTTGATATATCTAACAGAACTAAATTTGATGCGTCTATTAGCTCAGGTTTAGCTATAATGGCAACGCAAAGACATCTATATTTTACTGAGAAAAAAGTATCAAAAATAAAGATTAACTTTGCAAGGTATAGTAATAGAGGCAATACAAGCGAAATAATTAGATGAAAGAGGTACAAATTAATATATCATCTACAAGTTTCCCAAATCAATTTGTGTCGGATGCAGAGAAAAAAACTGTAGAGTTCGGGTTACAGATTGGTCAGGCTATTCAGTATGAGTGGTTTAAAAAGGATGGGAACTCTTGTAGGTTTTACAGTCAATGGAGAGATTTCCAAAGATTAAAATTATATGCAAGAGGTGAGCAGTCAGTAGGCAAATATAAAAATGAGCTTGCTGTTGATGGAGATTTAAGTTATCTAAACTTAGATTGGACACCTGTACCTATACTTCCAAAGTTTGTTGACATAGTTGTTAACGGTATGCAAGACCGTATGTTCGAGCCAAAGGCATATGCACAGGATGCTATGTCTATGTCTAAGCGAAGCAAGTATCAGCAGATGATAGAAGGGCAGATGGTTGCAAAGCCTATGCTTGAGATTATTCAAGAGAAGACAGGGGCTAATCCTTTCACGATGAATCCTGATGAGCTTCCTAATACTGATGAGGAGTTAGCTTTGTATATGCAGCTTAACTACAAGCCTGCAATAGAGATTGCAGAGGAAGAGGCAATAAGCACAATATTTGAAAGCAACAAGTATAACGACATAAGAAAGCAGCTTGACTACGACCTTACCGTATTAGGTATAGGGTGTGCCAAGCACGAGTTCCTTCCGGGTGGAGGAGTGAAACTAAACTACGTAGACCCTGCTAATATTGTATACAGCTATACTGAAGACCCTCACTTTAAAGATTGTTTCTATTGGGGAGAGATTAAGACTGTACCTATTACTGAGCTTGTTAAGATTGACACAAGCCTAACCAACGAAGACTTAGAGACAATATCTAAATACTCTCAAAGTTGGTATGACTACTATGATGTTGCTCAATTCCAACAAGATGATATATTCTATAAAGATACTGCGACTCTACTTTACTTTAACTATAAGACCACTAAGAAGGTAGTATATAAAAGAAAGGTAAAGGATAATGGTAATGTATCTATGGTCGAGAAAGACGATAGTTTTAACCCACCTGAAGATATGCAAGAGGAAGGGAAATTTGAAAAGGTTTCCAAGACTATTGATGTATGGTATGAGGGTGTTATGGTTATGGGTACTAATATTATACTGAAGTGGGATATGATGGAGAATATGGTACGACCACAGTCTGCCACTCAACACGCTATACCTAACTATGTATGTGTTGCCCCAAGAATGTATAAAGGAGTTATTGAGTCTTTAGTTAGAAGGATGATACCATTCGCTGACTTGATTCAGATTACTCACCTAAAACTACAGCAGGTTATATCACGGGTTGTACCTGATGGTGTATTTATTGATGCAGATGGTCTAAGTGAAGTAGACTTAGGTACAGGAGCAGCATACAATCCTGAAGATGCTTTGAGGTTATACTTCCAAACGGGTAGTGTAATCGGAAGGAGCTATACAGGAGATGGAGAGTTTAATAATGCAAGGGTTCCTATTCAGGAGCTTAACTCTAATTCGGGTGCATCAAAGACTCAGATGCTTTTAACTAACTACAATCACTATCTAAACCAAATAAGAAATGTAACGGGACTTAATGAGGCAAGAGACGGAAGCTCTCCTGACCCTAATGCATTGGTAGGATTACAGAAGTTAGCAGCGTTAAACTCTAACGTAGCCACAAGGCATATATTGCAAGGTAGCCTATATATATGTAGGAGTCTATCTGAGGCTATAACGTATAGGGTAGCTGACATCCTTCAATACTCTGATTTTAAAGATGAGTTTATAAATCAGATTGGCAAGTACAATGTATCTATACTAAGTGATATCAAAGACTTATATATATATGACTTTGGAATATTCATCGAGATGTCTCCTGATGAAGAGCAGAAGGCAATGCTTGAGCAGAATGTTCAGATGGCTTTGTCTAAGGGAGATATAAACCTTGAGGACGCTATTGACATTAGAGAGATAAGAAATCTTAAACTCGCCAATCAGTTACTAAAGGTTAAGAGAATATCTAAGCAAGAGAGAGAAGAGAAGATGGCTATGCAGAAGCAGGCTATTCAAGCTCAACAGCAAATTCAGTCTCAAGAATTAGCGGCACAGACAGCTCAGATGAAGATACAAGCGGAGACTCAGGCTAAGATGCAGTACAGACAGGCTGACGTAGCATTCGAGATTGAGAAGATGAAGAACGAGGCTATGTTAAAGTCTCAGTTGATGGATAAAGAATTTCAACTTAATCTTCAATTGGCACAGATGAATGCACAGTCGTTAGCTGATAGAGAGTCTTCAAGAGAGGGTGCTAAGTCGGATAGGATTAGCCAACAGAATACAGAGCAAAGTAAGTTAATTAACCAAAGAAAGAATAATCTACCTCCATTGAATTTTGAATCAAACGAGGATAGCTTAGATGGTTTTGACTTTGCGGAGTTTAACCCAAGATAATGAGCAAAAAAAACTATAATATATTTTGCCTAAATTTGCAAACAATTAAATCAAACACATAATGGAATTTAAAGTTAAAGCGGTAGAAGTCGGAGAAGAGAAGTCAACTCAAGAAATAGAAAGAGAATTACTTGAGAAGCACGAGGAAAAATTAAACGAAGAGGTAGCACCTGATGTTGAGGTCCAAGAGACACCAAAGGTAAACCTTCAAGTTCAAGAGGAAACTCCTCAAGTAGAGGAGCCGACTAAAGAAGTAGAAACACAATCTCAGGAGGCTACGCTAACTGAGGAAGACGTTCTTAAATTTATTGGTAATAAATACGGAAGAGAAATCAATTCACTTG